CCGTAGGCGGCCAGAACTACCGCACCGCCAAGATCGACGCGATGCGCCAGTTCCATCTATCCCGCAAGATCGCGCCGGTGATCCCGGCGTTGATCCCGGTTTTCGCCAAGCTGGCAGAGAGCCAGAAAGCCGAGGGCGCCAAGCCGCTCAGCAGCGACCTGGCGGCCATGGCGTCGCTGTTCGAGCCATTCGCCGAGGCGGTGGCCAGCATGTCGGATGAAACGGCGGAATACGTCATGGGCACCTGCCTGTCGGTGATCTCCCGTCAGCAGGGCACCACCTGGTCGCCCGTCTGGAACGACCGGCAGAAGGTCTGCATGTTCGATGACATCGACAGTGGCGTAATGCTGCAGTTGGCAGCGCACGTTGTCCGCGAGTCCCTGGGCCCTTTTTTGGCCGGACTCCTGTCGACCTCGGCGCAGGGGTAGGCCCATCGGTTGATCTGGCGAAGTTGCCAGACGGCCTGGACTGGCTCCTGTTGCCGGTCGCCGAGGGGATGTGCAAGTACGAATCCCTGATCGACGGAACGCTGGATCTCGCGGACGTCGCCCTGATGAACGATTGCCTGCTGGTGCGGGCAGAGAACAAGGCGCGCCTGCGCGAGGCAATGGAGCCCAAGTAAATGTCCGAATCCTCCGTCATCAAGGAGTTCCTGGTCGGACTGGGCTTCAAGGTCGACGATAAGAGCCTGAAGACCTTCACCGGCACCATTGACGGCGCTACCACGGCGGTGACTCGCTTGGTGACCACGCTGGCCGGCGCATCGCTGACTGTTGCTGCGGGTGTAGCAACGTTCGCCAACAATCTGGAAAACCTGTACTTCGCTTCGCAGCGGGTTGGCGCATCGGCCGCCAGCCTGAAAGCAGCTGACTATGCGGCTCGTGACCTTGGTGCGTCGGCCAATGAAGTGCGCGGTTCGCTAGAGGGGATGGCTAGGGCTCTACGCCAGAACCCTGGGAATGAGCCATTCCTGCAGAGCCTCGGTGTAAGAACACGAGATGCCAATGGCCAGTTGCGCGACACCGCCGACTTGCTCAACGACCTGGGAAAGGTACTGAGCAAGAAGGACTACTTCGTCGCGATTCGCTATGCCGAGCATTTCGGCATCGATGAGAACACGCTGCGCGCCATCATGAGCGGCGAGTTTGGTCGAAAGCTCGAGGAGAACCGTAAGAGATTCGCTGGAGCTGGCTTGGATAAAGCCACCAGAGATGCCCACCAGTTCATGAATGAACTCCGTGATGTGGGCATGCAGTTCGAGAGCATGTCGATCCTGGTTCAGGCTGAACTGATGCATCGGCTTGGTCCTGAACTGGAGCGCTTCTCTGCTTGGTTCGAGAAGAACAGCCCACTGATCGCGAAGCGCATCGTCGACGTCACCGAGAAGCTGATCCAGCTGGCTCAGGACTCCGAGCCATACCTGAAGTCGATTTATGAATTCTTTGTAGATTTGGATGAAGCCACGGATGGCTGGAGCACGAAGATCATCGTGCTGCTCGGTCTGATGAAGGCGCTCGGTTTAACCTCAACAGTCACCGGAATTCTTAAGCTTGCCTCCGCCTTCTTCAGACTCGGTACCGGCATTACTGGAGCTTCTGCTGCGGCCGGGGCAGCCGGTGCTATTTCGACTCTGGCTGTAGGTCTTGGCGCCGCCGTCTACTCCTCTTCTCTCAACGAGGGAGAGGACGAAGAGGTGGCACGCATTCGGCGCGAGAGGGGCCTCCCTGAGCACGAACAGCAGACCGCTGATCAGGCTGCCAAGGAGAGTGCGACTGCGAATGCCTGGCGCATCCTGCGGGGCGTGGACAAGGACAAGTCGACCTTCGCAATGGACTTCTTCAAGGCGCAGGGCTGGACTGATGCTCAGTCGGCTGGCTTGGTGGCAAACCTGGCTGCCGAGAGCAATTTGGACCCTACAGCGAAAGGCGACTGGGGGCTTACTGGTCCTCAAGCGCGCGGTATTGGGCAATGGCACCCTGATCGCCAACAGGCGTTCAAGAAATGGGCTGGCTTCCCTATCTGGGATGATCGAGCCGATTTCATGAAACAACTGGAGTTTGTCCAGCACGAGCTGACTGACGGGGCGGAGCAGAAGGCCGGCCGACTGCTCCAAGCCTCGCAGAACGCAAGCGACGCAGGCGCCGTCGTCTCGCGCTACTACGAACGTCCAGGCAAGGATGAAGCGATCCGGGCTGCCGAGGCTGCAAAGCGCGGCCAGATGGCTGTGCAGTTGCACCAAACAACCAACATCAACGTATCCAGTGGCTCCGACCCAAATTCGACTGCGCGGGCCGTGGCCGGAGAGCAGGGCAGAGTCAATGAGGAGCTGGTCCGAAGCACCAGCACGGCGGTGAACTGAGATGCCAAACTTCGCAGGCCTGATCTCGATCAACCCGAAGCGATCCATCGGGCCCATCACTGCGATGGTCACCCTGGAAGAGCTGGGGACCGACAACCTGCAGATCACCGAGCACCCTGTGGAGCTCGGCGCCAACATCAACGACCACGCTTTCAAGCAGCCGGCTGAGGTGGTGATTCGCTGTGGGTGGAGTAACTCCAGCCTGGGCAACCTGGTTTCCGGACTGCGCCAGGCGGTCTCCACCATCTTCGGTGATTCCGCCTTCGGCTCTGACTATGTTTCCGGCGTCTACAACCAGTTGCTGGCCTTGCAGGAGTCGCGAATCCCGTTCGACGTGTCTACCGGTAAGCGGACCTACCAGAACATGTTGATGCGCAGCTTGGCGCTCACCACCGACCCGCGTACCGAGTACGCGCTGATGTGCACGGTGGTGTGCCGCCAGGTGATCATCGTCCAGACCCAGGCAACGACGCTGCCGCCGCGCGACGCCCAGGCGAATCCGCAGGGCACTGGCGAAGTGGCGAACATGGGGACGAAACAGACGGCTCAGGCATTTCCGGCGCCTGGCGGCTGGCTTCCTCCAGACGGGAGCGGTGGGAATGGCTAACTTCGAGATTCCCCTGACACCAGAGGGGCAGCGCTTCAGCATCACCCTCAGCGGCGTCGAGTATCAGCTGCGCGTGCAGTGGAGGAACGCCGTTGAAGGCGGGTGGGTGCTGGATATCGCCGACGCCGGCGGCACGCCAATCATCAACGGCATTCCGCTGGTCACAGGCTGCAACCTACTGGCGGCATACGCACACCTCGGCTTTACCGCCGCGCTATGGGTGCAGACGACCGCAGCCCCCGATGCAGTGCCCACGTTCGAGAACCTGGGCGTCGGCTCGCACCTGTATTGGTGGACGGATAGTTAGAAGGGTTGCGTGTGCTCTTGGCTGTCAGCGCAGTTCACAAAATCAAGCAAAAGGGGCTTTGCTCCATCAAGTGAGGCCACCCATGGCTGCTCGCTGCCTGACGGGAAGCTAATCCTGAGCTTTTTTGCGTCTCGAATATTGAGAATGAATGAGGCCGTTTCACTAGCTGGGAGAGCCAGATCAAGGATCTTCCCATCACCATATCCATCTACCGCCAGTTGGTAGTTGTCCATGAAGTCGATGTTGGCTTGGACAGATTTCCCTTTCGGGATTTTCCATGAGTCCTTGTAGAGAGTGACACTTAGGTGGTTCGCGCCTCCCATTGCCTTGATCGCGAAGTTCTTAACGGCCTCCCCTGCGGAGGGGGTAACAACCATCGAGCACACAGGAGTGCCGGATGGAGTTCTGTCGTTGAAGCTCGTCCATTTGTTCATCTCAGCACCGAACGCGGCAGAAGTGGCAGCCAAGGCCAACAACGCTAACCCGTACCCTTTGAGCATGTTTCCCCTCCCTGATTTAAGGCAAAGGCATGAGCGTACCCCAATACCTGCGGCAGATCAGCCTGAAGATCGGCAACGACCAGGAAGGACTCGACCTATCCAATCTGCGCATCCGTTTCTCGGTGCGCCGGGGAGATGTTTCGACGCCGAACACGGCCGACATTCGCGTCTACAACGTCAGCGGCGAAACAGCCAGGAAGGCTGACCTCCGGGAGTTTTCCAGGCTGGTCCTGCAGGCCGGCTACGCGGGGAATTTCGGCGTGATCTTCGACGGCACCATCAAGCAGGTGCGGCGCGGCCGGGAAAGCCAGACCGACACCTACCTGGACATCACGGCAGCGGACGGTGACAGCGCCTACAACTGGTCCGTGATCAATACGTCACTGGCTGCCGGGTCTACGCCGGAAGACCACCTTCAGGCTGCCATGAAAGCAATGGAGTCCCGCGGCATCACGATGGGAGAGCGGCCGCCGCTGCCCACCAACAAGCTACCGCGCGGCAAGGTGATGTTCGGCATGACCCGCGATTACCTGGACGCCCTGGGTAGGACGCAGGACATCAGCTGGAGCTTCCAGGACGGCAAGATGACGCTGATCCCGAATACTGCCTACCTGCCAGGCGAGGCCGTCGTGGTGAACTCGGAAACAGGGATGGTTGGACTACCGGAGCAGACCCAGAACGGCGTCAACGTGAAGATGCTCCTGAATCCATCGGTTCGCTGCGGTCGCCGTCTGCAGATCAACAACTCCAGCATTCAGCGACTGCGTTATGACCCTTCACCGCTCGGGGAGTCCGATGTGGTTCGAGCGAAGATACAGGTCGACCTTGATAGCGATGGGTTCTACAAGGTGCTGGTAGCAAATCATGTCGGTGATACCAGAGGAAACGAATGGTATACGGACGTGATCTGTATCGGGGTTGATGCGACCATCACGAACTCCGGAATGATTAAGGCTGGAATCGGAGTTCCTGGAGCGATCCAGCCTGCCGGCCCTGTTAAGCCATACGGCTAGGGACAGGAGATCCATCCTTTATCTTGGGAGAAGGATGAAAGGACTTTTCCTCTTCCCTGCTTGTCGAGTTCCACCTCAGCGAATACTCCGGCAGGCATCGATGATGTTGTGCCATCTGAATCAACAAACAAGATTTTGTCCCCCAGGGTTTTGCCCCAGCACCCGTTGAGTTCCATCGACACCGGCGACTTCATTCGAAATGCCCGCATGTCTTTCGCATGGACAATTGGCAGTGAGCACGCGCGCCCCTCATAGAGGAAGTGCGTGAATTGGCCAGATTCAACTGATGCGCCTGCGCACAGCGAGCCTGCCGGCGCAACCAAAACCCTTTCAGCAAAAGCAGGTGCCGCTGCAACCAGCAGAGTTCCTATCAAAAACGTTTTCTTCATGGTGACTCTCCTTGAATCAACTCGAGCGCATGGGCGACCCGATCCGTTGGCTTTCTGTTGCCCTGGGCGGCTTGCAGTCCAAATTGTGGACCGCGCTACCAGGGATTATCCAGAGCTTCGATGCGGTGGCCATGACCTGCACGGTGCAGCCGGCGATCCAGGCTCTGGTGCGGGATGAGGGAGGCAGCCTGGCTTCGGTCAACCTGCCGCTCCTACTGGACTGCCCGGTGCAGTTCCCGGCCGGCGGCGGGTGCACGCTCACCTTCCCGGTGAAGCCCAACGACGAGTGCCTGGTGGTGTTCGCCTCGCGCTGCATCGACTCCTGGTGGCAATCGGGAGGCATCCAGGCGCAGGCCGAACTTCGAATGCACGACCTGTCCGATGGGTTCGCTCTGCTGGGCTTCCGGTCGCAGCCGCGAGTGATCGGCGGGGTCAGCACCAGCGCCGCGCAGTTGCGCAGTGATGACGGGATCGCCTTTGTCGAGGTCAACCCTGCCACGCACGCGGTGAACGCCACCACGACTGGCCCGATGGCCCTGACCGCACCTCTCGTAACCATCAATGGCGACGTGAAGGTGAACGGCCGCGTTGACACCACCGGCGACGTGAAGGCCGGCACCATCAGCCTGCAGACGCACAAGCACACTGGCGTCACCGCCGGCAGCGGCACCAGTGGAGGCCCGACGCCATGAGGTACCGGAAACTCGATGCCAACGGCGACTACACCTTCGGCGGCAGCCGCGCCGACTTCCTCGTGAACTCGCCGGAGGCCGTTGGCCAGGCCGTCTTGACTCGCCTTCAGCTCTTCAAGGGTGAATGGTTCGTTGATACCGCCGACGGCACGCCCTGGCAGACGGAAGTCCTCGGCGAACACACCAGGGCGACCTACGACATGGCCATCCGGAACCGCATTCTGGGCACCCAGGGCGTGGTGCAGATAGACAGCTACGAAAGCCAGTTCGAGCCGAACAGCCGAAAGCTGACGATCACCTGCACCATCACCACGGCCTACGGCCAGACCACTATCAGCGAGACGCTCTGAATGGCCTCTTCGACCGCACCGATCATCGACGCCAGCGGCATCTCGGCGCCCAGCTATGCCGAGGTGCTGGACTACCTGCGGCAGCAGTTCCGCTCGATATACGGGGCGGACGTGTACCTGGGCAACGACAGCCAGGACGGGCAGTTCCTGGGAGTACTCGCGCTGGCCATCAGCGATGCCAGCGCCGCGACCATCGCCGCCTACAACTCCTTCTCACCGCTGACCGGGCAGGGCAACGGGCTGTCCAGTAACGTGAAAATCAACGGGATCGCGCGTGCGGTGGCCACGAACTCTCAGGTAGATCTGAAGATCGTCGGCCAGGCCGGCACGGTCATCACTCAGGGAATTGCCCGCGACGCGTCAGGCTTTAACTGGGCGCTCCCCGCTACCGTGACCATCCCGCCCGCGGGCGAGATTACCGTCACTGCCACCTGCACCGAGATAGGCGCGATCTCCGCCGGTATTGGCCAGGTCAATGTAATCGCAACGCTGACCCGAGGCTGGCAGTCGGTCACGAACCTGTCCGCAGCAGACCCTGGCGCTCCGGTGGAAACGGATTCTGCGCTCCGCCAGCGGCAGCAGGTTTCGGTTGCGCTTCCTTCTCGGACGGTGCTGGAGGGAACCACGGGGGCGGTAGCGAACATTTCTGGCGTGACCCGGCTTGCCACCTACGAGAACGACACGAACGCCACCGACACCAACGGTATCCCGGCGCACTCCATCTCTCTGGTGGTGGAGGGAGGTGACGCTGCCGCGATCGCACAAGCAATCGCGGACAAGAAGACCCCAGGCACCGGAACCTATGGAACCACATCGCAAACGGTAACCGACGTCTACGGGCGCCCGCTGACGATCCGCTTCTACCGGCCAACGTACCAGGCCATGACGGTCGCAATCACTCTGAAAGCGCTAGCCGGCTACAGCTCGGTGACTGGCGCCGCCGTGCAACAGGCCGTCTCGGACTACATCAATGCCGTGGAAATAGGGGGCGGCCTGAGTGGTTCGGTGGAATGGGCAGACGCTATTACTGCTGCCAACGGTGTGCCGAACAACACCACCTTCAAGATCACCGGCTTGACGCTGACGGGGCCAGGTGGTGCTGGCACTCCTGACGTGACGCTGGCTTTTAACCAGGCTGCCCAGTGCACGCCGGCTTCCGTAACCATCACGGTGACCTGATCAATGGCAGACATATCCGATTACACCGGCCTGATCACCACTGAGCACTCCGACAAGCCGAAGTACATGGCCATGGTCGAGGCGGTGGTGCAGCCGATGGTTGATGCCTTGAATGCGTCGCAAGGGATGCCGGCTGACTTCGATCTGGACCTGGCCATCGGCGCGCAGCTCGACGTGGTCGGTCTCTGGGTTGGTATCTCTCGAAACGTCAACGCGCCACTGTCTGGCGTCTACTTCTCCCTCGATGTTGTCGGACTGGGCTTCGACCAGGGCGCGTGGAAAGGTCCATTTGACCCAGACACCGGCATCATCTCGCTGGACGACGAGACCTATCGCATCCTCATTAGGGCGAAGATCGGAGCCAACCGCTGGGATGGCACGCTCGGCCAGTCGAAGCAGATCCTAGACCTGATCTTTTCCGGTGACACTCACGTGTTCATCGAAGATCGGCAGGACATGTCCATCTTGCTTGGAATCTCCGGTGAGATTCCCTCGGCGGTATTCCTGGCTCTGCTGACCGGCGGGTACATCCCGATCAAGCCCGAAGGCGTGAGGATGAGCGTCTATGTAGTCACCTCGGTGAGCGGCGCGCCAATCTTCGGCTTCGACATGAACAACGAGTATGTCGCGGGGTTTGACGTAGGCGCTTGGGGTGGTAATCCAGACAACGTGGTGTATCCGCAGCCACTCGCGTTCGAATTCACCAGTGGTCCGCTGGATTCGCTGATCACATTCAGCCGAACCGACGTCGGCACCCGCTTCAATGCTTCTGGCGTACTGGAGACAGTCGCTGCAAACCTTCCTCGTTTCGACTATGACCCGGTATCGCTGCAGCCGAGAGGACTGCTGATTGAGGAGCAGCGCGCCAACCTAATCCTCCAGTCTGCCAACCTGGCAGATGCAGCATGGACAAAATCGAATGCCACCGTGACTGCCGGTGCCGCGTTGGCGCCTGATGGAACGATGACCGCCGGAAAGGTAATTGGCGCGAGTGGTGCCTCCGGCAGCAGATTCGTCGCAAGCACGGCAGGGAACGTTTCCAACGCTGTCGTTACGGGTTCCATTTTCGTCAAGGCGGCCGAGTATTCGAAGCTTCGTCTGAACCTTTCCAACTTCGCGACGGACTCCCGTGGGGTGTATATCGATGTGGCTACCGCATCGATTTATCAGATCGATACCAATGGCCCGGACTTCTCGAATATCTCCGGATCGGTCGTCAACTGCGGCAATGGCTGGTATCGATGCACCGTGACTGCCATGAAGGGTACGGCCAATACGGTGGTCAGGTTGGCGCTTGATCCGAAGGACAATTCGGGAGCGAGCGCAGGAGATGGCACTTCTGGGTTCTATGCCTGGGGAGGACAGCTTGAGATCGGTAACGGCGCCACCAGTCTGATTCCTACGACCTCTTCCCAGGCCGCTCGTGCAGCTGACATCGCTTTCGTACCCATCTCGACCTGGTTCAACAATCTGGAGGGTACGGTTCAGGCGAAATACCAAGCTCAGGTCCCAGCTCAAACCAATAGGGTGGCTTCGCTCTTCAGCAGCGTGGGCCAGATGATCGCCATCGACAGCAATGGGCAGTGCGAGGTCGACGGCACGTTCGTCAGCCCTCCATCTGTTGGCGGCAATGCCGCTGTCGCGTTCAAGGCTGGTGATGCAGCTGCAGCCGTGGCTGGGGCTATTACTGGCGCCGGCACTCCGGCGCTTCCAGATTTCCCGAAAGCCCTATACCTCGGCTCTCTCGACGGCCAGAGCCAATTCCTCAATGGCTGGCTGAAGCAGCTCACCTACCAGCCGTCTCGGCTGGGCAATTCCGATTTGATCGCCCTCACCACCTGATAGGGGTATCCCATGGCAACAAATGATTTCCTGCCGTTCGCCGGCGGGGCGGGT